TTTTGTGGGCATAATCCAACAATTCCTCAATTGTACAAAGTTTTTCGGTTATAACAGGAAAAAGTTTAACCAAAGTCTTTTCACCCAAACCCTCGATACCGTCAATATTATCAGACTTATCACCTGTGAAAACCTTTGTTAAGGTTACATTGTAGTGGGGTATGTCCACTTTATTGATTGTTATTTTACTCCCGTTTTTGTAGTAAGTCTTACTAACGGGAGAGAATATCGTAACCTTTTCGGAAATTAGTTGGGTGAGGTCTTTGTCCCCTGAGAAGATAATGATTTGTTCGTTTGTTGCGACTTGGCAATAGTAAGCAATTAGGTCATCAGCTTCGTTGTTGACCATCTCTACTTGTCGAACGAAGACTTCTTCCAAATACATCTTAACTCTTGCCTTTTGTTGCAAGTAAGATTCATATTTGTACTCGTTCATGTCTTGACGACGGTTACCCTTGTACTGTGGGTAAATTGATTTGCGTATTGAAGAGTTGGAATCACCATCCCAAAATACAACCACCTTATCGTGATTGTGCTCCTCTAAAAATCGTCTGAGTGTATTAATGAAGTGATATACTCCACCGATGTGTGAACCGTCACTGAACAGGTCTTTAACCCCGTGAAATCCAATTTTGAATAGGTTATCCCCATCCACCAACAATGTCTTCGTCACATAGTTTCTTTAAGGGTGAACAATCAATCTTCTTTTTCTTCTGTAAGTGTAAAATCACCTTCAGCTCCGATTATATCTTTCCAATAATCGGCATATTCTTTCTTATACTTTTCTATCGAAGCTTTTTCTTCAGTAGAATCTTTTCCTGCCAAGAACCCGTGAGGTGTAACAATAATCTTTCCATCATCAAACCCAAGTCCATTGATGTGGTTTTTCATAACAGATACCTTACTTCTAACTGCGAACTTAACAGAACGCTTATCTTTGGTTGCGGTAATCTTTGTTGTACCAGCACCTTTTTGGTTTCCAAATAAAAATACCAATGATGAGTTTAACCACACTGATTCACCACCTTTAGCTTTAATCTTTGGTTGTCCAAATGGATTATCAGGAAGTTCAACCCAAGGTTGGTTGATAATGATAAGTGTATTTTCGTACTCGTTATCTGATTTTCTTGAACCTGAAATTCTTTGGTTGATGCCCATACCAATCTTATCTGATAGGACAGACGCGTTGTGTTGTTTACCACCTTTACCTTCAAAGGTCATCTTACATGGTACAGAACCAACTGAATCCCAAATAAAACAAAGACTATAGTTCAACTCGCCCTTTTCTTGTGCATCCAAAAGTTCGTTGATGTAGTCTGTGATTTGTTCTATATAACTGAAATTGTTATTGAATAGGAAAAATCCATCCCAATCCATCTCACCCGTTTCTTTATCTACAACCTCTTCACATTGGAATCCCATTAGTTTTGCATGGATAAAACTCCATTTCTGTTCTGTAATAATAAACACAGGTAGAATTTCTTTTTTCTGAGCGTCCGCAGCAGCTTTAATTGCAGCAGTTGTCTTACCTGTATCAGAGTGTCCAAGGAACATATTGATATGTCCAATGGCAGGACCAGGAAGACCTACCGCATCCAAGAAGTCAGGACCCAAATCCAAAAACCTCTGTGGTTTATATTTTGCAGAAGTAGAATACTTCTTTTTTAAATTAGTAAAATCGTTCTTTTTGATTGCCATATAAATAAATTAAGGGCGGCTATTAACCGCCCTTTGTTTGTTATTAATTAGAATGGTAAATCACCATCAACGTCAGCGTCTGCTTGAGGGTCAACCATTTTCGCGGGAGATGATTTTTTACTTCCACCATATGATTCTTCCGATACAGTAGAGTCACCGTAAACATATCCACCTTTGTCGTTATCCCACTTTGGTGTTTCACCTCTTGCAATCGCTTCAAGGTATTCTACGGGTTTTTTACTGTAAACATCCAACCAAGTCAACTCATCGTTAACCCACTCTTTAGCTTGGTCTTTTTCTACAGACACAGGAGCTGGGTCATCATACATGATTGCTGATACAGTTGTATATTCTTTTCCTTTTGGAGTCTTTGACTTAGCAAGTTCGATGATAAGGTCACGACCACTTTCAGCGTCAGTGATATCACCTTTGTTTCTCCAAATCGGAATAATTTTGTCGAGGATACCCTCGTTCTTGTAATTGTGTTTGAAACGCCAGAACTTTGGTCCGTCCTGCTCGTTATCACGGTCGATAACTTTCACGATGTAGAACTTACGTGATTTGTACTGTTTAGCAAGTTCCTTGTCGGAATCTTTACCTGTACTCATCAATTCTTCGTAAACTTCATTAAGTGGTGAACGCTCGTTGTCGTTCTTTCCTGGGTCGTAGAATTTCTGCCACTGACCACCTACTTGGATTTCGTGGTACCAAGCCTCTTTGAATGGTGAGGAACCATCTTGTGTTGGGAGAATTCTTACTCTTCTCTGACCTGATTTCTCTTTATCCCCAAGGATTAAAGCGAAATACTTTTTCATTCTTTCGTCTTGCGACATTTTGGATTGGGCCCCGCCCATCTGATTTTTTTCATACTGTGCCAATACGGCGTCTAATACATTACTCATTTTTTAAAGTTTTAAGTGTTTATTAAATATAATTGGGTTTACCCTATTAGTCAAATTAAAAAGGGACTTTTGAAGTCCCTTTATTTTTTATCTTTTAAATTCGTTGTCGTAACTGTCTAACTTTCCTGGTTGGAAAGAGTTTTTGATGTCGTTAACATTTAAATTTGTTACATCATCTGAAGTTAAAACATAATCATTTTTTCCTGTCTTTTCCATATCTTCTTTCTTGTCTTCAAAAAAGTCAGATAACTTTTGATTGAAAGGATATGAATCGTAAGTTCTGAGTTCAAGTTTCTCTTGTGGAGTCTTCTCTCTATACTTCTCAATTTTCATTTCAAGTGAGTTCAACTTGTTCATTAAAGAATCCATATCTTTTAATTTAGATTCCAAATTATTAAGTTGACTAAATAAGTTGTTGAAATACTCCTCTTGCTTTGTCTCAATATTTTTTTGAGAGTCAACAAGTTCTGTTACGTCAAGCTCTTCTTTACCTGACTCTCCTCCACCTTCTTCTTCAGACTTACCCTCGTCGTCGATTTTTTCAACATCGGGGTCGTTTTCTACATCAATAGGTTGAGGTACTGCACCTGGTATCTCACCTCCTGGTGGGGATGGTACCGCTCCTCCTGGAGCTGGTGGGGGTGGTGGAACCGCTCCTGCCGCAGCATCTGCTGGCGGTGGGGGTGGAACTGCTTGCTCTGTTATATACTTGTTGATTTGATTATAACGTTCAATCTCGCTTAAAATTTTCTTGTCCAAACTCATGTTATTAGTCGTTTAGTAATTGTTTTATACCTCTCGCGGTTTCAACCCTTACTTTTCTGTTTGCTGTTTGCATGTGACCAGCTCTTTCAATAAGACCGTCTCTTTCTCTCACTACATAGCAGTCACCTGTTTCCAAATCACAAACTTGCTTAGTACCATCACCTAAATCCTCTTCTGAAAATTTAACTGATTTACCAAGATAATTGTCTAACGTTGATTTTAAATTCATAAAAATACTTTCTTAATAAATATACTAGTATACTATAAAGTGAAATTTATCTGAGCACTAGCAGCTAAAGGTCTTCCATTAATTTCATATAATGAAGATGTATATGAAACAGAAAGTACTAAACTTCCAATACCGTCAACTGTAATTAGATTTGTATACTTTGTATCAGAACTTTCCTCTACTCTGATAGTCTTTTTTGTTGAAGTGCCAGCAACTCTAACAACAGGGTCATTTTTTGTTTTCAACCCAGGACAACTAAATTTGAAAGTCAAATAACCTCCTGCTGGTTTTTTAATGTTGTAATATTCTTCTCCACTAAAGTTAGGTAAACCACCGCTACTCGTATCACTAACTAAAACAAGTGAACCTGGTTCCTGTAATTCACCTTGAGATGTTGTCTGTGGACCAGGGACAATTAATATATAATTGAAATTCTTTGTCTGAGAATTATAGGGGTTAGCTTGATAGGCATCAAGTTTAAATTGAATATCAAATTTGAGCTTTTGGTTGGGATAATCATCTTTTATAATATCATCAAACTCATAAGTTATTAGGTTTTGTCTGTTAACTTGGAAAGTTTGTTTGTCTGGTGTTACCCAAATAACATTTTGACTTACTCTATTCACGAGTGTATCATTTATTTTGCTTTCTTCAACTTCTTCTACTTCTTTATTATTAACTGTCTTGAAAGTTGAAACAGTATAAGAATATTTTGGTTGGTCGTATATAGTCCAAACTCCAATATTAGGAGCAACTTTTACAACCAAAATATCATCTCCACCTAGAGGATATTGTGT